AGCGCATTGAGAGAGATAGGGAAACTGGAAGCTAGGTTTGAAAAGACCGAAACTAAACCTGTTGTGCGGTCTAAAGCACCAGCACCGATTAACCCTTTGCGGGCTACGGGCGGTTCGATGGATACCACAATCGGCAGCGATGGTGAGTTTCACGGAACGTATAGCCAATGGCGTGAAGCCAGAAAAGCGGGGAAAATTAGGTGATGGAAAATCTAATTTTTGATAGGATTTATCATGGCAAACCAACTACTTACCATTAGCAAGATCACCAACGAGGCCTTAATGGTTCTCGAAAACGAATTGACTTTTACAGGTCAAGTCGAGCGCAAATATGACGAGCAATTTGCTGTTGTCGGCGCAAAAATCGGTAACACCGTTAACGTCCGTAAGCCTGGTCGTTTTATCGGCACTACTGGCCCAGCTCTTAACGTTGAAGATTTCAACGAGACTTCTGTGCCTGTTACTTTGTCAACCCAGTTTCACGTTGATACACAGTTTACGACTCAAGACTTGGCATTAAGCCTCGATTCATTTTCGGATCGTGTGCTTAAACCTGCTATCGCAGCGATTGCCAACAAGGTCGATGCTGATGGTCTGACTATGGCTAAAAACGCCACAGCCAATACTGTTGGTACTGCAGGTACAACTCCTAGCGCATTGCTCACCTTTTTGACTGCACAGGCATTTTTGGACAGCGAAGGCGCACCTCGTGATGGTAAGCGTTCTTGCATCATTGAGCCATTTACTTCAGCTTCGATTGTTGACTCGCTCAAAGGCTTGTTTGTTCCGTCGAACGTGATTGCCGATCAGTACAAGAAAGGCATGATGGGTCGTGACTCAGGCGGCATGAACTGGTACATGGATCAGAACGTTGTCAATCAAACTTATGGCACATCGGCTGGTACTGCTGTTGTTGCTACAACGACTGCTACAGGCTTTCTAACTAGCGGTTGGGCATCAACATCAACCATCAGCCTAACTTCAACTGGTGCTGTCAGCTTAAACGTTGGCGATACCATCCAGATCGCTGGTGTGTTTGCTGTCAACCCACAGAACCGTGCTGCATACGGCACAAACAAGCTACGCAGCTTTGTTGTGACTACCGCTGCATCAGGTACTGGCGCAACGTTTAACGTAGTGGTTTCGCCTGCTGTCATTACCGCAGGTCAATTCCAAAACGTTTCGATCCCGACCACGTCGGCTACCGCTGCTGTGACTTTCTTTAACAAAACTGGTACTGTTTCGCCGCAAAACATTGTGATGCACAAAAATGCTTTCACTTTGGCTTGTGCTGATTTAGAGCTGCCAGACGGTGTGCATTTCGCAGGTCGTGCCTCTGATAAAGAGCTAGGACTTTCGATCCGTGTTGTCCGTCAGTACACCATCAACAACGATTCGATCCCGACTCGTTTAGATGTACTGTACGGCTGGGCGCCCCTGTATCCCGAACTGGCCTGCCGAGTCGCAGCCTAATTTAGTGGGGGGTAAAAGCCCCCCGTTAATTAAAATCAAAGGAAATTATCATGTCGAATCCAGGCCCAGCAGTCACCATTAGCTCGCATCCACAGGTTGCGGGTACTAACCAAGCGTTGCGTTTGCTTGCATCGTTTCAAGGCGTTAACTGTAACGTTTTGGGCGATACCGTGTTGCCTATCATCAACACAAGCAGCTACAGCGTTTCTAACGTTATCTTTACCAACGCAAGCACAAGCCTAACAACTGCTGCTGCGGGACTGTTTACAGCCCCAGCTGCGGGTGGTACGGGTATTGTTGCAAACGCAGCGTTGTCGGCTCTTTCGGCGGCATCTGTTGTATCGCAACGTTCAGTAGCAAGTACAGCAGCTCAAGCAGGGCAAAATCTCTACTTTAACGTAGCGACTGCTCAAGGTGCTGCGGCAACTTGTGATGTGTTTGTTTATGGCTACGACTTGACGTTTAATTAATTAGTCAAAGCGTTAAGAAAGCCACTCAGTAAATTGGGTGGCTTTTTTTCTTAAAAAAGGATCATCATGGCTTACAACAGTCCATTTTCACCATTCGGGCCAACTTACTTAGTCGGTACGTCATCGGTGCAAGTACAATCAAGTAACGGCAATCAACCCACCAGTTATAGAGTTAAAAATATGCTGGGTACGACACAATACTTTTCATGGTTGCCACCACAGCCTAACAATGCAACACAAAGCATTACTGTGACTGCACCAACAGCGGGTAATCCATCTGCAAACACAATTGGTATGCTGCCGTATTCTGTCGAAATCTTTGGCGGATTACCTGGCAACGCATGGTTTGAAGCTGATGCGGCTGCTGCGTTTGAAATCACAGCAGGAGAGGGACTATGAGTTTGCGAGCCGTATCTTTGGGGACAAGTCCCGCAGTAACAAGCATTACTTCAGACGCTTTTATTCTAAGCTCTGCTGGCATAATTACCGAAGCAACAACGGCTCGCACACTTTCCGCAGGTGATAACGGTAAAGTCATTTACTGTACAAGCGGTTCTGCTACGACAATCACTTGTGCGGCAAGTTTAGGTAAAGGGTTTAGTTGCACAATTATCCAAGGTGGTGCGGGTAAGGTCACAGTCGCAGCTGGCGGTCAGACGCTTGTATCTTATTCGAGCTTGTTCAGTACGATGGGTCAATATGCGGTTGTAAGTGCAATTTGTCCTGTTGCTAATACTTTCCTGCTTGCTGGTAATTTAGGAGTCTAATATGGCAGTCACATTATCCAGTTTGGCAGGCGCAGCTGCACAATTCTTTGATAACAACGGTGTGCCACTTTCAGGTGGATTGATTTATACCTATCTTGCAGGCACTAATACGCCTGCCGCAACGTATACATCAAGCACAGGTTTAATAGCTCATTCAAATCCTATTGTGCTTGATGCAGCAGGGCGCATTGCAACTGGCGAGGTATGGCTAACGTCAGGAATAGCTTACAAGTTTATTGTTCAAACTTCACTTTTTGTTCAACTCGGCTCATACGACAATATTCCAAGCATTAACGACTTTACATCTATTTATGCTGATCTCGCAAATACAGCAAATCCCGCATTAGGAGATGCTTTAGTTGGGTTTAGACAATCAAACAGTTTGGGAAATTTAACTGGTTCTGTTGGTCGCACCGTTCACCAAAAATTGCAAGAGTCAGTAAGCGTTAAGGATTTTGGTGCTGTCGGTGATGGTGTGACGGACGATACCGTTGCTATTCAAGCTGCTATTGATTATGTCAATCTTAACGGAGAGGGTGAGTTACTATTTCCGTCTGGGAACTACATCATAACCTCTACTCTCATTATTAACCCATTAGGGGCGGATTCAATCGTACGGAATATTAGATTAGTCGGGGCAGGCGGAGATTTAGCAGGCGGGACAGGATTAATATATCAAGGGAATGTTGGTGGTTTGTTAGTAGTCAATAGTCCGTTGTTCTTTTCTTGCGAAGATATAAGTTTCAGAAACAATGTATCTGGGCTGGATTATGTAGTGTTGATTGACGCAGGAAATGAACCACAGCAAACAGGTCGTAACGTTTACTTTAAACGCTGCACGTTTTTGGGAGAATTTAATTCAATAGATACGGCTCAAGCAGATGTATGGGTTATCAACCAAAAAACGGTGTTGTTTGAGCAATGCAGGTGGGCTGGGGTTTCTGGATCAGGCACAGCTTTGCGGATTGGTGATAACGCATCAAGCAATGTTGACAAATTTTTTAGCGGTGCGTGTATTAATACAGATGTTCGCTCAAGCGTGTTTAACAAAGGTATAGATATTCGTAACGCTGGGGCTACTACTATCACAGCAACTCATTTTGATAACCCAGGCGCTGTGGCGGGGACTCCATCTAAGATTTTCTCAACTGGAGATAAGTTGATGGGAGGTGTCACAGTCGATGGTTGCACTTTTCTTGCTACTGCCTCACGTTCTGGACACGGTAGTTACACACCTATTGTGCAAGGTGACGGAGATGAAACTGTAGGCCCAGCGGCTATTGATGCGTTTTCTGTTCCAGCTATGTCAATTAGAAACTGTTTATTTCGAGATGCTTCGGTTGCCGTTCAAGTAACAAAAGGATACTCTAATTTTTTAGCAAATCAATTTACACGAAGATCAGCAGGGGGTGTTGGAATCCAGATTGATGCTGGGGTTGATAGCGTAACCATACAACCAGATAATAATTTTGAATCTCTTGTAGGAGAAGGTGGCACATCCATCTTGGACAACCGGACGCTACCATTTGCTCCGGTAATTGTTGCGGAATCCTTGGCAGCATTTATCACCCTTGTACCTGAAGTAAATACCACAATACTTTCAGCTTCCAATATTAAATTTCGTGGAGGGCTAATACGCATTAATTTTGCAATTACCCTTACAGTAAATGACACTAATTTATATCGAGCGAGGCTTACGGTCGACGGCATTGATGTGCTTAACACGACTGTTCTTAGGACGCTGACATCGGGAGATACTGATGTATTGCAACTTGAACGGATACTGCCACAAATTGCTGCGCCAAGTGGAGCAATAGTGCGATTGCAAGTGCGTCAGTTTGGCTCTGGATCTGGTTCGGTGGTGAATGAGGATAGTCCATCAACGGGCGTTACGTTCTTGCAAATTGAGGAATTGGATTGATAAAGGATTAACATGATCTTAGACTCTTTCAACATTCGACCAGAAGATTGTCGTGAAGATTACAAACCAAAAAAACATTGGTTTGTTCGTTTGTTTGAGGTATTAAAATGATTACTCCTTCATTTGGATTAACAGCAACTGAACGGGTCTTACCAAGGTTTACGCTTGACTGGACAACAGGTTCGCCCCAATCAGGCGTTGATGTTGATCGTGCTGGCGTGGCTACTTATGTAGATTTAAATGGCGTTTTGCAAGATGCTTCTGCTGACACGCAACGAATTAATTATTCAACAGGTATAGCGGGTTTATTGGTAGAAGAAGCAAGAACAAATGGCTTGCCCAACAATACAATGCAAGGTGCTGTTGTTGGTACGCCAGGAACGATACCTACAAACTGGAGTCTAATTCCTCAAGGGCTTACTCAAGAAATTGTGGCAGTAGATACTGTAAATGGTGTTCAATATATCGACATTAAATTATCGGGGACAACTACGGCGACAAATCCAAATATTTTATTTGTTGGCACTACAACAGTAGCGGCTTTGATTGGCCAAACATGGACAAGTTCGTTTTACCTTGCTGTTGTCGGAGGTAGCTTAACAAACATTACTGCTGTTCTTCATGTTATTAGTGAACGTAGCGCCGTTGGTACTTTAGTCGCTAATAAAAATGGTACAAACATCGGAGCAACTGGGGTTTTAACCAGATCATCTTTTTCAACAACTTTAACAGGTGTAACAACCGCATTTATTTATAGCGCGGTACGCCTATCAATCACATCAGGTGTTGCGGTTGACGTTACATTGCGTATTGGTTTGCCACAACTAGAGCAAGGCGAATTTGCTACAAGCGTTATTAAAACCAGCACGGTTGCTGTCACCCGTAACGCTGACGTAGCAACAATAACGGGGACAAACTTTAGTGATTGGTACATCGCAGGTGCTGGCGGCGTAGTTGTTCGTGTGTTGCCTTCTACCGTTTCAGGCACTCGGCCTGCTTTGCAATTTGACGATGCGACTGCTGATGAAGTGATTGCTTTGCGTGGTAACACAACAAACCCTGAGCTGGTAATTGTTAATGGTGGTTCACCACAAGCGCAAATTGACGCTGGCACTATCTCTGCAAACACAGCTTACAACCTTGGTGCGGCATGGAACACAGATAATTGTGCAGCTGCTGTAAACGGTGGTGCTGCGGTTACAGACACCTCGGCAACGATTCCAACAGTCACACAGGCACTTTTAGGCTCTGACGGTACAAATTATCTAAATGGAAACATTCAGACTTTGCGATATTGGCCTCAACGAATCATTAACGCTGAAGTTCAAGCGTTTTCAAAATAGGCGCATTATGAAAAACCTTGAACATCCCGCATACGCTCTTCTATTCATGGCAATCATTGGTTTGCTCACAGGCAATTGGTTTGCGGGTGCTTGTTTTGGATCTGCGTTTTTTGTGGGCCGAGAACACGCTCAAGCAGAGTATCGGGTAATTCAAAAGTTCTACGATGGTAAACGAGCGAATATGCCTTGGTACGGTGGGTTTGAATCCCGTGGGTGGGATATAAAAAGCATATTAGATTTTGGACTACCAATCATTGTCACAACAATTGCTTTGCTCATTATTAAATTTACGGGCTTAAAATGACAACGCCATTAGATATTATTTCAAGGTCGCTTAAAGATATTGGCGCACTTGAAGCGGGTGAAACTCCTACTGCTGACGCAACACAAGATGCTTTCGAAATGCTCAATGATCTATTGGATCAATGGTCAAATGAAAACATGATGGTGTATTACCAGACTGAGATCATCTTTCCGGTAGTGTCTGGGCAGACTCAGTACACGATTGGCCCAGGCGGTCAGGTCGGCGCAATCTTTACAGGTTCTATTTCCGGTACGACTTTGACCGTGACAGCTATTGCGTCGGGTGCGATTGCTGTCGGGCAGACATTAAGCGGCACAGGGATTACAGCAGGCACAACGATCACGGGCTTTTTAACGGGCGCAGGCGGCAACGTTAACGAGATTGGTACTTACACAGTCAGCCTATCGCAAACGGCGGCTAGTACGTCTATAAACGCTTATTATCAACGTCCTACAAGCATTAACTCTGCGTTTGTCAGAATCAACACAAACTCTAATGGTGTGCCAATCATTAACGGGGGTTTAGATTATCCCGTTGCGGTTTTGGGGATTGACCAGTACGAGATGATTGGATTGAAAACGTTGTCAGGCCCGTGGCCTAAAGCAATTTATTACCAACCAACAGAGCTGCTAGGCAACATCTTTGTATGGCCTAACCCAAGTCAGGGTGAGTTGCACTTATTTTGCGATACACAGTTTGCCAAGTTTATGACGTTGACCAACACGATTAACTTGCCTCCTGGCTTTAATATGTGTCTACGTTGGTGTCTAGCGGAACGGCTCATGCCAATGTACGGAAAGACCAATACCACTCAGATTGCAATGATTAACGCTTTGTCGGCACAATCTAAAGCAACGCTCAAACGCACTAATATGAAGCCTGCACCTGTTGCCCGATACGATGATGTATTGATAACGGGCAAGGCTAAAGATGCTGGTTGGATATTAAGTGGCGGATTTTATTAAGGATTGAAATGACTACTACAACATTTGTTGATGGCGTAACCGTCATTGAAGCACCTTGGTTAAACGATGCAAATAACGTTGTTTACAACGGTATATTTCAAACCAATAACGTGCAACTTGTTACGCCAACGTTAGGAACACCTGCGTCTGGAACGTTGACTAACTGCACAGGTTTGCCTGTAGCGTCGGGGGTTTCAGGTCTAGGTACAGGTGTTGCTACCTTTCT